ATTAAGAAAGTAAGGCTTTTTATTAAATAAAAAATACACAAGAAAAAAGCCGATATATCTTACACTGATTATGATTTTCGAAAAAACAATAGCCGCTATTATAATGATCCTCTAGAAAAGGATGCTAGAAAATTTGAAAGAAAGCATCTAGACCGATTATTTAAAAAAATTTATAGCTCTATTGTGTGGCTGTAGGTGCGGCTGCTGGGGCGCCTGGTGTCTCGGGTGTAGGTGCTGCTCCTGTTTCTGGAGCAGGTCCAGCTTCGCCACCTGGAGGCGGTCCAAATGCAGGAGGTGTTCCAGTTGGTACGGCTCCACCGCCACCGGCACCACCTACACCGGCTGGCATTCCGCCTTCAGCCCCAGGTTGTTGAGCACCAGCAGCGTAAACGTCTCTCCAATTTGGACCATTAGCAGCTATCTGTTCTAATTCCCACTTGAGTTCACTGTCTTTTCTTAAGAACTCTCTATTAGCTTTAATTTCAATATCATTCCAATTTAAATACTTCTTTTGAGCATAAGTTTTAGAAATACTCTCCCCTGCAGTTAGATCATTAAATGACTTAACTTTAAGCTCTAATTTTTGGGCTTCTCTCATTTCATAGAAATTGGTCGGTACATTAAATGTAAGAGTTATGTTTTGTTCTTTAATTTCGTATTTCTCCCAAAGTTTTCTTAATTTAAGATGGGTAATAAAGCCGTTTTTTAATCCTTCTGCAAAATGTTGCTGTACCCTAACAATAAACTTTGCAAACTTTAATTCTTCTCTCAGTACACTCATATCAGGTGTATAAGCGTCGTCGGGATTAAGTCTTGTTACTGGTACTTTTAAGCTCTTATAAAGTTTTTTAACAAAATAAAGCATTTCCTCCATACCCCAAGCTGCATTTGCTCCTTCTAATTGTTGTACAGAAGTTCCATCAGAACCAGTTCTTTTAGCAAACCAGAAATTATCCAGAATGCTTTGAGGGTTAAACTTTTTTACTGTAGAGTTTTGATCCACATCAAATGTTTTTGTAGACCAGTATTGTTGCATCAATCTCTTAAGATAAGCTTCTGCTTTAGGTGGGGGCATTGCACCTACATCAACATTAAAAACTAAACGTGAAGGCGCACGTGCTAATCTATAGATAACAACTGCATCTTCAATTAGACTTAACTGTCTATAAGCTCTGCGCGCATTTTCAATAAATGGTAATCTAATAGTTTTATTCTCATTCCAAATACCACTATTAATATAAGTTATCTGATTAACATCCATAGGTATCATTTCATACCTTACAATTTTGTTCGGATTGTTAGGATCAAATACTGGTTTCCTGAGAAGATACCCCTTAACAATCATATTCTGTACGTTACCGTAAATAGGATCTATAAATTCAGTAGGTACGGTCACTACCCCTAGAATTCCCTCGTCAGTATATTCTTTATGAATAATATGTTCAAAATAAATTTCACCGTCGACTAATAGTGACCTAAAAAGCTCGAAGCCTTTTCTATTTAAATCAAAGTATGTAATATACTTCTGAAACTCTTCTTCTAAGACTTGCTTTTCTTCATCTTTTAATTTCAAATCATTTAGCTCTAGAGTAACAGTTTTATTATTTTCATCTCTGTTTATACACTCATCACAAATTTCATCTAATGCATCAGCAACTTCAGAGAATGCAGCCATTACTCTATAGTCGCGTAATCTTGCAAGCTTATCGTGTTGAATGCTTGCATACATGAATTTTGTAAAATTTTGATCTAAGCCTATAACCCCGGTAGGATCGGTATTATTAAAAATTGTACTGCTACTAATGCTATGACGGGCTAAAGCTTCAGCTCGCTTACTTCCAGTGTTTTGAAAATCTTTAAACTTAGGGTTTAATTTGCTTATTGTATCGATAGCTGCATATCCCTGGTAAGGCATTCTATTGTTAATGAAATTCATTAATGATTGACCGAAAGTCGACTGTCTTCCGGTATCAGCATTAGCATACTCTGGGGGCATATGAGTTATTTATTAAAATAACAGTTGTATCAACTTTTACCCCTTGATTTTTTAGTGTTATTTGATTATAATATTACTGGTATATTGACTATTACTGTATGAGGTTGTTCTATAACATAGAATTATGGTTTACAGCACCTAAAATCCTGTTTTTATATAAAAAAAACCTAGAAGGTGACAGAGATTTTGGATTTCACTTGACTAACCTAGATACTGGCTTGTTCTTCTCGGATTATGATTATGGCTATATTTTAAAGTTACAAATCCTAGGTTTTGGAGTTTATATATGGTGGATGTAATCTTAAAATTTTTTCATCTTATAAACGTAATTACGGCTTATAAGCCTTCAGAATATTCTAAACTAATTAGAAAATCTACAAAAGAGAAGCACGATAAAATAGAGTCTCACCCTTTTATTAAGAGATTAATTGACGGCAAGCTAACAGATAGAGAGTATTACACCTACCTTACAAATATTATATACATTTACAGAGAAATAGAACAAAATTTTTTCAATGATTTAAAGAATATGGATCTATTGCAAACAAGTAAAATTTTAGAAGATATTAACAACTATAAGGTACTTCTACAATCTGAATCACCAGCAGTAGAAGTGGAAAAGTCTTTTTATTCAGAATGGTTAAATTCTATTAGATTAAAGCCCAGGTTTTTTAGAAAGACAGATCTTTATTTGAGATGGCTAGCAGATATGTATGGAGGGCAAATATTAAAACGGAGAGTTAGATACAATTCGGTTTTTCAATTTAAAGATATTAGAAGTAAAATAAAAAAAATAAGAGTTTTTATTGAATTAGGTCTAGACGAACACAATATTCAGCAATTTATAAATCATATCAACAACTCTTATGACTTACATTATAAAATGGTTGATAATATCGACAAATACCTTAACGGTTGAAAAATATTAGATATAGCTTATAATAGTTTTATGATTTTAAATGATATTAAGAGTTACGATGGTCTGCTTCTGCATAGCAGGTTTGCTTATAAATTTTTTAAGAATAAAGTTCTACCTATAGGAAATATTATAGCATTCAGAGGATCGGCTAAGGTAGAAACTGAAGGATTGATCGACCAGGAAGATTCACTTAATAAAGATTTTATTTATAGTGATGATATGATTCATTTTCTATATGAAATGCCCCTAATTAAGGAAAGCTTTGGTGCGGTAGCCTACCAGCGACTCTTTAATTCGAATATAGCTTCCATATTGGCAAAATACATTGATGCTCCTATAGAGGTAGATGGTGATGATTTGATGGTGGTTAAAGAATTTACAAAAAATAAAATTACACAAAATAAAGGTAAGTGTAGTGTAAGTATAGTACATGTAAAAGATGGTGCTGCACTAGGGCATACAGGTATCAATGTAAGCGCAGGTGATAAGGCCCCGGCTTTTGCTTATAGTACCAATCTTACAGATGAGCAGTGTAAGGATTTTATGACAAAGGTTATAGAACACTTCTATAATATGAATGATGATATCTTTATTGCTACAACTAAGATTATCTCACATTGAATATATTTGATATTATTAATGATGTAGCATTCTCAAAAAAAGCTAGACCAAATTTTAATTTGGAAGAAGAAAAAACTATACAACCCTACCTTCTAAACAGATGGTTATCGATGCTTGATTCTTCTGCGGCATTAATTGTAAATGAAACTCTTAATAAATACGGCCGAAATTTTAATAGTTATGATAGTTATAAATTTCTGCTCAATGTACTGCCAAAATATAAGTTTAAGAAAATAGAGTATATAAAGAAACCTAAAGTTAAAGATAGTTGATATAGTTAGATTTACGCATAAATGTTTGCATGGCAAAAGCAAATATTGACTCTCTACCAACACAAAAAAGTTTAATTGATTTAAGCGGTCTTCCTAAAAATACTTTTAACAGTGTTTTCATGGGATATGACCTAGTTAATGTACTAGATGATATTATTTTAGTAGAATTTACTGATTCAACTCCAACTGGAAATGAAATTATAAGAAATGGTATAGTAGTTCCGGTGAATGCTGACACTAATGCCTGGAGAATAGGTAAGGTCATAGTCGCCGGTCCCTCTTGCAAGTTGGTAAAAAAATATGATTACGTTTGTTTCCCTAATAATATGGGTATTCCTATTGCTAATATTGATATTAAAGACCATGGCACATTAAAGCAGGGAATATTTTTAAATGAGCAAAGAATTTTTGGTATAGTTGAACCAAGGAAGGAAAATGCTGATCAATCTATCAAGCCTAAAATCCGTGCTACAAAATAACGTTTGCGAAATAAAGTTTGTAAGACGGATTCCTAAGCCAGGTAGATCTCCCCTCAGAAGGATGTTATGTACAACATCGCCCGCTGTATTAAACACTGTAAATGGTAGAATAACACTAAACTATAGACCTTCATCCAAACCCTTAAAATATGATCCTAATCAAAAAAACCTCGCTATAGTCTGGGATATTTTTATGCAAGATTATAGATGTGTAAATGCTAATAGTTGTGATTTAATTACCTCCATACCGGCAGGAGACGCATTTTGGACCTATTTTAGGAAGAATTTAATGAAATTAACAACAGCACAAAAAATATCTTACATGGATTCATAGTATGCTGTACGAACAATTAGAAAAACATATCAATGGACTACTTCAAAGAAAAGTAGAGATATGCCTTAATAATAAAACCCTTAAAACCGGTAAGCTAATACTATTTTCCGTTAAAGATTTTTATATTTGTTTTACTCTTTTAATTAATAATGTCAAAAAAATATATGAAATGCCCTATCCATTTAAATTTGAATATTCTAATAATAATGTAATTCTATTTTACCAAGAAAAATATATAACCTTTAAGGATAAAAAGCCTTTATTTTATTCTGATATTTTCAATGTTAAATGTAATAAATTTTTAAATCAACAGGTACATATAAAGAATGTTGAATAATAATGATTTGAGTATATAATACGTAATATGTTAATCGTACATTGTGAGGTAAAGTTGGATAAGAAGAGATGCACCGAAAAGGAGTATTTTGATGCTAAGCTTAAGCAATTTACACGTGAAGTAAAGAGAAGTGGTGTTTAGAAGAATTAAGAAAAAAAGTTTGTTACTATAAGCCCTCGCAAATGAAAAAGCTTAACAAACAAACAAAACACTTAAAGTGGCGCCTGTATTAATTTGTGTTCCGAAAATTAATAAATTATTTTCCAAAAGAATACGCACCCAGCAGAACACAGGTTGATCTCATTAACCAGATTAATGAGAAATTATATAAAAACGAAAAATTTATAGTAGTAAGTGCACCTACAGGTATAGGTAAAAGTTTTATACCAGTAACCATAGGCAATAGTAGCAATCGACCAAGTGAAGGGTTTATAAGGAAGATAGATAGCTATAACGCCTATAGACAGGATCATCATGGAAATTATACCTATTCAGTAGAGTGTGAATCTGAACCTCCTTTTGGGTCTTTTATATTAACTATTACAAAAAATTTACAGGATCAATATAGTCAGCTTTTTCCCTATCTACCTATACTAAAAGGAAAAACGAATTATTGTTGTAATATAGATACAAATTATGACGTTGAGACAGCTCCCTGTTTATTTGTATCTAGATTAAAGGAAGAATGCTGGGAAAAAAATAAATGTAACTACTATAATAATAGAAATAATGCACTCAAATCCTCAGTCTCTGTACTTAATTATAAAATGTTTCTCTCTTTACCTTCTCATGTAAAGAGAAAAAATTACATCAT